GCGTTTTGGCGGGCGGGGGGGGGGGGGGGGGGGGGGGGGGGGGGGGGGGGGGGGGGGGGGGGGGGGGGGGGGGCGCATGGCCACGAGCGTGCCAGGGGGGCGTCTGAGCCTCTACCTATCTCCCCCATACACACGCTTCCCCTTCCAAAACCCAGTGGGAACCCAGTCGGTACCCAGTGGGGTACCCAACCCTAACCCAGGGCTAACCCAGAGAAAACCGGATCGAAAGCTAACCGAGAACCAATAACCAATAAAAGTAAAAGGTAGAGTAGACGCCACGGGGTGGCGGGGGGTAGGTGGACATTTGGGTGGGGAGGGGGGAGGTCTTCGGGACTCCTGCCGGTTTTTGCTAATTCCAACAAGACCCCTTGTAATTCCGGATCGTGAAGCTATAGTCCGGGCCAGGATGGAAGAAGTCTCCTCCAGCGGCTGGTGAGGCATAACCACCGCAGTCAGGGGCTTCTCTCTCGCTCGTGTCTCCTCAAAGGGGCTGACCTGACCGGCTGGCCCACGACACGGGCCAACTCAATGAACTGCTATGGCAACCAAGAAACAATCCCGTGAAGAACAGTTGAGCGTACGTCGCCAACAGATCCGGGATGAGCACGCCACTGCGGTTCGCGAAAAGATTCAGGTCACGCAGATCGTTGAGCGTTTGCAGAAGTTTGCGCTCGGCGATTCCAGGACGAAGGTTACGTCGGCTCAGTTGAAGGCGATGGAAATGCTCCTGGACAAGACGGTTCCAAACCTCGCGTCGGTGAAGCATGAGGTCGACGCGAAGCAGGTGACATTCCTCATCGACACGAGCGTTCCCGATGGCCCAGCAAACAATTCAGTACCGGCCTCCGGGTAAGGTAGCCGCCGCCTTCCATAATTCGACCGCCTTCGTTCGCGGCATCAAGGGCCCAGTAGGGTCGGGCAAGTCTTCGACTTGCTGTATGGAGATCATCAAGCACAGCCTGAAACAGACTCCCCACAACGGCTGGAGGAAAGCACGCTGGGCGGTGATCCGGAATACCTACCCGGAATTGAAGTCCACCACGATCAAGACCTGGTCGCACTGGATGGACGAGGAGCTCGCGCCGATCAAGTGGGACGCCCCGATTACCTGCACCTTGAAGATCAAGGACTGCGGGGATGGGAACGGGTTGGATCTCGAGGTCATCTTCATCGCGTTGGATAAAGCCAGTGAGACTGGCAAGCTCCGGTCGCTCGAACTGACAGGAGCGTGGATCAATGAAGCATCGGAAGTGCCCCGTGAAGTGTTTGACATGGTCACACAACGTGTCGGGCGCTTCCCGGCTAAGAGTCACGGCGGTGGCCCTGTCCACCCGTGCATCATCCTCGACACGAACCCGCCTGACGACGACCACTGGTATTACAAGATTGCTGAAGAGGACACCCCCGAAGGATGGGAGTTTTTTGACCAACCAGGTGGTCTCATTCGTATTCAAGAGGGCGATGACGTTCGGTATGAGCCGAATCCAGAAGCGGAGAATGTCTTCAACCTTCCGCAAGGCTATGAGTACTACCTGAAGATGGTGGGTGGTAAGACCGAGGACTGGATCAAGATCTTCGTCCTTGGGCAGTACGGAACCACCGCTGACGGTAAGCCGGTCTACCCGGAGTACAACGACAAGATCCACTGCGCCGACAACGAGCTCGAGGTCAACCGTGGAGCCCCGATCTATCTGGGCTGGGACTTCGGGCTGACGCCAGCGTGCATTGTTGGACAGATCACACCCAAGGGTCAGATGGTGATCCTTGAAGAGTTCGTCGCCGAGGACATGGGCATTCGCCAGTTCGCGGCGGAGGTGGTCAAGCCCGCCCTGATGAACAAGTACCACGGTTGCAGAATCATTAGCCGTGGCGACCCCGCTGGGGTCAACAGATCACAAGTCGACGAGCGAACCTGTTACCAGGAGCTCCTCGAGGTGGGCATTGCCAGCGAGCCCGCCGACACCAATGACTTCATCCCCCGCCGAGAGTCTGTCGCGTTCTTCTTGAACAAGATGGCTGGCGGGGAACCCGGATTCCTCCTGTCACCCAACTGCCGCCAACTCCGCAAGGGGTTCATCGGCGGATACCGCTACGAGCGGTTGAAGGTCGCAGGGGAGAGATACCGGGATCGCCCGGTCAAAGACCGGTTCAGCCACCCGCACGATGCGCTTCAGTATCTCTGTCTCGCGGCGCGGGAGGGAGGAAGAAACGTGCGAGCACGATCAGTAGGTAGAGCGTCCGCCAAAGCGTGGACGTAAGGAAGTAATCCATGACCCAGGTATATCAGGCCATTGCACCCGTCTCCGCAGACGTCAGTGCCGCACAGCCGGAAGGCGTGGACAACTCCGACCTGATTGCCTCTGGAATTTCCGGTCACATCACGAATTGCTGGAACAAAGCCAAGTTCCAGAAGCAACGCATCACTGAGCGCCTCCTCGCTTGTGAGCGCCAGCGCCGTGGGGAGTACGACCCCGACAAAGCGCAGGAGATTGCACAGACCGGCGGCTCCGACATCTACATGATGATTACGGACGTCAAGTGCAACGGCGCGAAGGCGTGGATTCAGGACGTCATGTTCCAGGACGACCGTGGCTTCGACCTGTCGCCAAGCCAGGAGCCGCAGATCCCGCCCGAGGTCAAGATGTCCATCATCGACTTCGTGCGCCAGGAGGCGATGGAGTTCTTGGCTCAAGGCCAACAGATGCACCCGGACGCTTTCCGGGAACGCCTCGAGGAAGTCCACGACACGATTCTGTTGCGTATCCGCGACGAAGCCAAAGAGTGCGCCGAGCGCATGGGCGGCGTCATCCAGGATCAGATGCAAGAGGGTGGCTACAAGCGGGCGATGGAAGACTTCATCGACGACTTCGTCACCTACCCGACCGCGATCCTGAAAGGGCCCACCGTCCGGAAGAAGAAGAAGCTGACCTGGGGCCCGAACTTCGTGCCCATCGTCACCAACGACTTCTTCCGCGAGGTGGAGCGCGTCTCCCCCTACGACATCTACCCGAGCCCCAACAGTTCCGGCGTCGATGACGGCTTCCTGATCCAGCGCCACCGCCTGACCTCCAAGGACTTGGAGTCCATGAAGGGTGTGCCCGGATACAGCGACGGCGACATCGACCAGGTGCTCGTCCGCTACGGGAACAGCGGCTTCCGTCTGTTCGAGTACGGCGACCAGCAACGCGACAACCTCGAGGGCAAGTACTACAGCCGCCTGTACCAGGACGGCCTGATCGAGGCGCTCGAGTTCTGGGGCCCGGTGATGGGCGATATGCTCATCCAGTGGGGCATGAAGGACGTTGACCCGACCAAGGTGTACGAAGTCAACGCTTGGCAGATCGGCTCCTACGTCATCAAGTGCGTCATCAACCCTGACCCGTTGGGTCGCCGCCCCTACGAGATCGCGCAGTGGCGCAAGATCCCCGGCGCGTTCTGGGGCACGGCTCTGCCCGAGGTGATGCGCGACGTCCAGGTCATGTGCAACGCCGCCGCTCGTGCGCTGGCGAACAACATGGGCATTGCGTCTGGCCCGCAGGTTGACGTCGCCGTTGACCGCCTCGCCGATGGCGAGGAGCTCACGCAGATGTACCCGTGGAAGATCTGGCAGACCACCTCGGACAAGACCGGTGGCAACCAGCCAGCCATCCGCTTCTTCATGCCTGAAATGAAGGCGGCGGAGCTGATGGGCATCTACAACCAGTTCGTCCGTCAGGCCGACGAAGTGACCGGCATCCCGAACTATGTGTATGGCGCGGGTGGCGGTGGCTCCGGCGCAGGGCGCACGGCGTCCGGTCTGTCCATGCTGATGGACAACGCCGCCAAGGGCATCAAGGCCGCGATCCTGTCCGTCGACCATGTGGTCACGATGGTGGTCAACCGCTTCTACGTCCACAACATGATGTACAACCCCGACCCGTACATCAAAGGCGACTTCAAGATTGTGGCGCGTGGAGCGATGGGTCTGGTTCACAAGGAACAGATCAACGTCCGCCGCAACGAATTCCTGGCGGCTACCTCGAACCCGGTGGATCTCCAGATCCTGGGCCCCGAGGGTCGCGCCTACCTGTTGCGCGAAATGGCGAAGGGTCTCCAGATGGACACCGACAAGCTGGTGCCCACCGTGGACATGATGAAGTTCAAGCAGGAACAGATTCAACAGGCCATGCAAGCGCAACAGATGCAACAGCAACAGTTGCCCGCACCAGCCGAAGCCGGTGTCGGTGGCGACTCCGCACCACCGCCCGCTGACATGAACACCGTCCAACCACAGCAAGGAATCGCATGATGAAGAAGCCCATGAAGCCCATGAAGGGAATGATCCCCGCCGGTTACGCCGACGGTGGCAAGGTCAAGCCGTTCACCGGCAAGGACACCAAGGCCGAGGAAATGGCCGAGGCCAAGCAAGTGCGCTCCGGCAAAGTTTCTCCCAAGCAGTACGTCCGCAAGGAAATGGCTGAGGAGAAGAAAGAGGGCGAGAAGTCCAATCCCAAGGAGCTCATGGCCAAGGGCAAGGCGCTCGCCAGCGGCAAGCTGTCGGCTGAGAAGTATGGCTCGATGGCCAAGATGGCCGACGGCGGAATGGTGGGCAACTGCAACACCTACGGCGTTGCTGTCCGCATGAACGCAAAGAAGTGAGGCAACACATGGAACAGCTTTCGCCCAACGACATTCAAGAGTGGCAACGTGCTGACAACAGCAAGGGCGGTAAGCCCGAGGCCGCTCCCTATCAAGTTGATCCCAAGACCGTCACCGGCCCGAAGGATCAGATGAACAGCAAGATCGCCACGCCGACCCACCCGAAAGGCGGCATGGTTTGCTGAAGAAACCATCACACGAGGTTTTAGTTGCCCTGTCATCGCTACAGGGCAACTTGCAATTCGAGACCATCCGAACCTGGCTCGAGGAATCCCTGCAAGACCTGTATCGCGACTCCTGCAACACCAAGGACGAAACTCTGTCCAGGTGGCAACAGGGAGCCGCACAGGCTGTTGGCGACTTCCTCGATAAAGCCAAGGACTCCGGAGAAGCTCTCCGCAGATCGCGGTAACAGGCCGTCGGTCTGTTAGCGGCGTTCTGCCGCAAAAGGGGCTGGCCCTTTAACCAGCAACCGTTGAACACCGAACGAATCGCTCGAACACCGCGAGGCTCGAACGCGACCGTCTTCGGCTCACGGAGTATCAATGTCATCTTTACCACGCGCTGTCCTGGAAGCCGAAGAAAAGGCCAACAGACTTCAAGAAGAACTGCTGAAGCGCCAGCAACCGAACGAGTCAGGCGAGCAACAAGGTCAGCCCCCGGCTGATCCGAACGCCACGCCACCGGAAACCCCGGCACCCCAAGGCGACTCCACAACTCCTCCTGCATCCGGACAGGACGAGCAACTGGAACACCGCTACAAGGTATTGCAGGGCAAGTACAACTCGGAAGTTCCACGCCTCTCGGCGGAGAACAAGGATCTGAAGAACAGACTCCAGCAACTTGAGCACGACCTCGAGGTGCTGAAGAATGCCAAGCCGCCCGAAGCCCTGGTCAAGCCAGAGGAGATCGAGGAGTACGGCGAGGGTCTGATCGACGTAGCCCGTCGCATCGCTCGTGAAGAGCTCGCGGCGAAGCAAGCGGAGATCGACGCCCTCAAGAGCCGCATCGACTCGCTATCCAATGTCACGACTCAGAAGGTCGAGACGGACTTCTTCAAGACCCTGACTGCACTGGTTCCCGATTGGGAGCAAGTCAACCAAGACCCCAAGTTCCTTGCTTGGCTGGAGGAGGTGGACGAGCTCACGGGGGCAAGTAAACAGAATCTCCTGTCGAACGCAGAGCGTGCTCGGGATGCAGAGCGCACCGCGAAGTTCTTCAATGCGTTCAAGAAGACATCTTCAACGTGGGCGGCGAATGCAAACGCATCGCTGGAATCCCAAACCGTCCCGCCGACGAACAAGGCACCCAACGCTCCTCCAGCCAAAAAGATCTGGACGCGAGCCGAGGTGGCCGACTTCTATGCGCGGCAACGTTCCGGGAAGATCAGTGACGCCGACGCAGTAGCCATTGAAGCCGACCTCATGGCGGCTCAAATCGAAGGTCGCATCCGATGACCTTCAACAAACCTTTTCAACTTTAGGAGTGATTCATCATGGCATTTCCCGCAAGCGGCGGCTATACGCAATACAGCGGTAACTTCATCCCCGAGATTTGGTCTGGCAAGCTCCAGGTCAAGTTCTATAAGACCACCGTCTTCTCCGAGATCGCTAACACCGATTGGGAAGGCGAGATCAAGGGTCAGGGCGACAAGGTTCACATCCGCACCATCCCCACCATCACGATCAACTCGTACACCAAGGGCCAGAACCTGACCAATCAGGTGCCTGACTCCACCCCCGTCGAGCTCTTGATCGACAAGGGCAAGTACTTCGCAGTCGTGCTGGACGACGTCGATGCTGTGCAGACCGACATCAAGCTGATGGACGTCTTCACCAACGACGCCACCACCCAGATGAAGATCGCCATCGACGCTGACGTCCTCAACGGCGTGAAGGCTTCTGCCGCCACCGCCAACAAGGGCGCTACCGCTGGTGTGATCTCCGGCAACATCAACCTCGGCACCGACGCTTCTCCCCGCGCCGTGACCTCTTCCAACATCCTCGACCTGTTCTTGGATGCTGGTCAGGTTCTCGACGAGCAGAACGTCCCCGAAGATGGCCGCTGGTTGGTTATCCCCGCCTGGATGGCTTCGATGGTCAAGCGTTCTGACCTCAAGCAAGCCTACCTGACTGGCGACTCTGTCTCCCCGTTGCGTAACGGCAAGCTCGGCATGATCGACCGCTTCATGGTCTACGTGTCGAACAACCTGCCCAAGACCAACGACGGCGACAGCTACGTCATGGCTGGTACCCGTGACGCCATCACCTTCGCTTCGCAGATGACCAACGTGGAAACCCTCCGCGCTCAGTCCACCTTCGGCAACATCGTCCGTGGTCTGAACGTGTACGGCTACAACGTCATCAAGCCCGAGGCTCTGGTGAACATGGTTGCCGTCAAGGGTTAATACCCTCCTGTGAGTGAGGGGGGTTTCTTTCCATTTTCCTCCCTCGCCCTTAACCGCCCTGGGGAAACCTGGGGCGGTTTCTTTTGAGGAACACGAATGTCAAAGCTCATGCGAAATGTGCGTACCGGCAAGATGGCCGTGTACGACCGCGAGCTTGTTGAATCCGGTCGTTGGATCGAGGTTACAAACGAGCCAGCGCCCAAGAAATCTGTTGAGGACAGCCTCGCGCTCAAGGACGAGCTCGAAGTAGTCATCACGAGGAGCTCCGATGAAAGCATCGAATCTGAAGCGTGAGGGCGGCAAGATCGTCTATCGCGGCCACGAGTTCCCCGGCTTCGACAAGCCTGTGAACGCACCCGCTGGTGCCAAGCAAAAGAAGATGGTTCTCGCCAAGAAGGGCGACGAAGTAAAGCTGGTTCGCTTCGGCCTTCGCGGCATGGAGGACTTCACCCAGCACAAGGACGCCGAGCGCCGCAAGAACTATCTGGCCCGGTCTGCCGGGATCAAAGACAAGAACGGAAACCCGACGAAGGACGACAAGTTCTCCGCCAACTACTGGGCCCGCAAGGTGCTCTGGTAAGGAAACGCAATGCTGGCAAGCGACATCACTTCTCGAGCACGGATCATCCTCCAGGATGCAGACGGTGTGCGCTGGGCTGACTCGGAGCTCCTGAAATGGATCAGCGACGGCCAGCGTGTCATCGCAGTAGTACGACCGGACGCGAGCTCTGCCAACTACACCCACACACTTGCGGCGGGTTCGAAGCAGACCTTGCCCGCAAACGGATCGCGTCTGTTGGACGTTGTTCGCAACGTCTCTAACGCCGGTGCCCCAGGCCGTGCTGTTCGTATTGTCGACCGGGAAACACTGGATGCCCAAAACCCAAGCTGGCATACCGCCACGCCCACGGGAACCATCTACAACTTCACCTATGACAACCGAGACCCGCTTAACTTTTATGTATACCCGCCTTCAAACGCTGGTCAAAAGCTGGACATCATCTATTCGGTCATTCCTTCAGAGGTGCAAAGCACGGGTGCAACGCTGGCGCTCATAGACCTGTACGCCGAGCCCCTTCTCAACTACGTCCTGTTCCGCGCCTACAGCAAGGACGCCGAGTTCGGCTCCAACGCCGGACTCGCGCAGGGCTATTTCCAAGTGTTCATGTCCCTGTTGGGTCTCAAGACCAGCAAGGACTTTGCGTTCTCGCCCGAGGCCAACAAGCCCGGTGGCACGGTCAACGCAGTAGCCGTCCAGGCGGGAGGCGTCTAAATGTCAGTTTCCTACGAAGAGTTCTTCTCTTGGGTTCTGCCCGAGGTGGCCGGGTGTCCCGAGATCACCGCCATTCAGGCCATCCGCGACACGGTCATCGACTTCTGCGAGAAGTCCCTGATCCATGTCGTCGATCACGACCCGGTCAAAGTGATTGCAAAGCAATCCGACTACGAGCTCGATACTCCTATCCTAGGCCACCGGATCATCAAGGTGATGCAAGCCTATTACCAGGGCCAGATGCTGGAGCCGGTGTCGCCGGATGACGTCACCGACCCCTCGGTCTACAACCAGAAGATCGGTGGCTACACAGCCTCCTACGCCACTCCTCGCGGCTTCATGCAGAAGTCGTGGGACACCATCAGTTTGATCCCAATTCCGGATCAAACGGTGAGCTCCGCCGTTACAATGCGTGTGGCGCTCGCACCTCTTCGCACGAGCACAACGTGCGAGAACTTCCTCCTCGAGCAGTACGCCGAAACCATCGCCTTCGGCGCAGTCGCCAAGCTCCAGCTTTCCGCTGGCAAGCCTTACTCCAACGATAAGGCCGCGACGATCAACAACGCACGCTACATGGTGGGCCTCAACGTGGCTCGCCAGCGTGGCGTTCGTGGCTTCAACCGCTCGACCTTGAGCGTGCAGTTGAGGAAGCCATGACGTTGCAACAGCTTGGCATCCGCGCTCTGTCCCAACAGATCGTGGAGATCGCGATATGTCGCCACGGTAAACAGATCTGTCGGGTTCCGACGACAACAGATTCAACAGACGACAGCGTGACGTTCATCGCTGATCTGGGCGACCGAGATCTCGGCGAGTTCGACGAAATCAAGGTCTTTGAGGGAGGCGAGCTCGTGCGGCAGAAGAGCATTCCGCCGGAGCTCAAGCACGCGCCAGATTCGGCGCAAGTCCGGTGGAAGATCACCGTCGAAGCACAAGATTGAAGTAGCACCCTCGGTGCCGCAGTGAGGTACGAATGTCCATCCCAACCGTAGCAGTCACCTGTCGAGCCTACGACCAGCAAGGCAACCCCGTCGCCGGGGGAACCTTCCGGTTCAAGCTCGACCGCACCGAGATCTATAACGGCTTTGTCGCGCCCGAGCTCTACGAGGCGACCGCCAACGATCAGGGCGTAGCCGTCGTCAATGTCTTCCCCAACGCACTGGGAACCGCGAGCTCGCAGTACCGTGTCCAGGCTTTCAACGCCGACACCGGGTCGAAGTACCTTGACGTCATGGCTGTGGTGCCCAACAGCGCCTGTGACCTTGAGGACATCGTCCAGTTGCCGCCCTATCCGTCGGTAGATCAGTCCCAACAGGCTCTGCAAGCGGTGCAAGCCGCCGCCGCTGGGGTTACTGCCGATGCTAATGCCGCCGCCGCATCGGCTACTGCCGCTCAAACCAGCGCAACCAACGCCGCTACTTCGGCCACCAACGCCGCCAACAGCGCAACAACCGCGACCAACGCCGCCAACAGCATCGGTAATGCGGTCTCTCAGGCCCAAGCCGCCGCCACTACGGCCACCACACAGGCCGGAATTGCCACCACCAAGGCTGGCGAGGCCAGCACCAGCGCCACGAACGCCGCATCGAGCGCCTCTTCGGCGACTGGAAGCGCCGCAACTGCCACGACCAAGGCCACGGAAGCCGCCAACAGCGCGTCTTCGGCCTCGACGTCGGCCACAAATGCCGCCTCGAGCGCAACAACCGCCCAAAATGCGGTCGCTTCCATCGGCAATTCAGTGACCCAGGCGCAGACTGCCGCCACTACCGCCACGAATTCCGCCACAACGGCCACTACCAAGGCTTCGGAGGCCACGGCAAGCGCGTCTGCCGCCGCAACTTCCGCCTCGAATGCCGCCGCAAGCGCCGGTCAGGCCGCAACCAGCGCCACCAACGCCGCCGGTTCAGCGTCGACCGCCAGTTCTGCCGCCACAACGGCGACAAACGCCTCCAACAACGCCCTGTCGTACGCCAATACGGCTACGACACAGGCCCAATCGGCTACAGCGTCGGCTACTTCCGCCGCAACCTCTGCAACCAACGCTTCAAACAGCGCAACCAGCGCCGCTCAAGCGCAATCTGCCGCCGAAACCGCTCGTGACCAGACTCTCGCGGCCTTCGACAACTTCGACGACCGCTATCTGGGTGCGAAATCCAGCGATCCGACGGTCGACAACGACGGCAACCCCCTTGTTTCGGGCGCTCTGTACTTCAACACCAACCCGTTGAACTCCGGTGGTGGCATGAAGGTGTACGACGGGAGCGTTTGGCTTGCCGCCTACGCCAGTCTGTCGGGCGCTCTGTTGTCGGCGAACAATCTGTCCGACCTGGCGAGCGCATCCGCCGCCAGAACCAACCTTGGCCTGGGCAACGTCGAGAACAAGAGCTCGGCCACGATCCGTGGCGAGATCACCTCGGGCAACGTGACGACTGCGTTGGGCTTCACGCCCTACAACGCCACCAACCCGGCGGGTTACATCACGAGCTCGGCGCTCACGCCCTATCTGTTGAGCGCGGACGCCGCTTCGACTTACCAGACGCAAGCTGGTATGTCCGCTTACCTCACGACGGCAAGCGCGGCCTCGACCTACCAGACCCAAGCGGGAATGTCGGCCTACTTGACGACGGCTGACGCTTCGACCACGTACCTGACTCAGGCCAACGCCTCGAGCACGTACCTCACCCAGGCCAACGCCGCATCGACCTACCAGACTCAGTCGGGGATGTCGTCTTATCTGACGACCGCCAGCGCGTCGAGTACCTACCTAACGCAAGCAAACGCCGCCAGCACGTACCAGACTCAATCTGGGATGTCGGCTTATCAGCCCACGCTCGTCTCGGGCACCAACATCAAGTCGGTCAACGGGAGCTCGTTGCTGGGCTCTGGCGACCTGACCATCCAGGGCGGCATCAACTTCACCCGCCGCACCGCCAACTACACCGCCGTCGACAAGGACGGCATCCTGGCCGACACCACTGGCGGCGCGTTTACGGTCACGCTCCCGGCAACACCGTCCTCCGGCAATCAGGTCTGGATTGCTGACGGTGGCAACTTCGGAACCAACAACCTGACGGTTGGCCGCAACGGCTCAACCATCGAGGGCCTGTCCGAAGATCTGTTGCTCGACATCCAGGGCGCACTCGTGCAGTTGATCTACGACGGCACGACATGGCAAGTGTTTGCTGAGGTCGGCTACTTCGGCGGGTCTGCGGTTGACACCACCACCGCACAGACTCTGTCGAACAAGACGCTGGCAAGCCCGACGCTTACCGGGACTCTTGCGTTTAGCGGAACTGGCAATCGAATCACTGGCGATTTCAGCAACGGCACATTCTCAAGCCGGACGCTGTTCCAAACCAGCACCGCGAATGGCAACACGCAGATTGGCCTGATCCCCAACGGAACAGCAGTCAACACTGCGTTCTTTGCGTACAACGCCGCAGATCCAACCAACGCCAGCACGGCGGCTTTGCGTGTCAACGCTTCTGAAGCGGCACTCATCAGCGGCATTACGGGCACAGGCACTTACCTGCCACTGGTCTTCCTGACCGGGAACTCAGAGCGAGCTCGCTTCGATACAAGCGGTCGCTTTGGTGTGGGCATGACCCCCGCCGCCAGCCAGGGCCAACTTCAGGTCTTTGGGGTCGGCGTCACGGGCGGCGCTCCTGCAACTTCCGGTACAACAGACGCCAACCAGATTGCGGAGTTTGGCGCTGGATCTGTTCAGTTGTCGTTTGGTGCATACGCTAACGGCGATGCGTGGATTCAGCAGAGAAGCACCGCAAACTTTGCCACCAACTATGGCATGGGGCTCAACCCCAACGGAGGTCGCGTTTGGGTTGGCGGCGGCTTTCAAGAGACTCGCTCGGCGATGGGTGCCAACGACATCAACCTGACGCTTGGCAACTACTTCACCAAGACCATCAGCGGCGCGACGACCCTAACGGTCAGCAA